CTACATTTGATAGCGTTGACTGTGATGTCTTCTGCTGTTCAGCGAAGGATAGGCTACCGCATTCAACCTCTGTCTTGATTAGTGTGCCGCGAATGTCATAGTCACTGGTTACTTTGATGATCCGAACCTTATCGCTAAAGTTAATATTTTTATCAATTACTGTGATATAGTCACCGGGTTTTGCCATCGCGTATTTGTAGCCGACAGATTGCAAGTCAACAAGGTTAAGCGTTAATGAGATAGCCCAACTTTTGTCAACTTTATCTTTCACAGCGGTAAGCAAGTTGTCAGCAATTTTGTAACGTTCGTCTGCAACCGGAACCGCTTCAATGGCACCAAACTTCGGATAATAATAATCATACAGTGGTGACTTGTACTCAACCTCTAAACGTTGGCTTGTGGTGTCATTTGGCTTGCTGTATGCGCCATACCCGCGGCCATAGGTAGCAAAGCTTGTGTTATCGGTCTGAATCTCTGCTGTGTCCAGATTAAACTTTTTACGAACGATGGTAGACAGATCCGAACCCATCGCTTGCACGACATGAACAGATGTACCCTCAACATAGAACTCAACGTTCGCTTGATCAATGATGTCGTTGAATAATGATAGGCGGTCGCTCATACCCCAATCTTGCTTTTCAAAAGCCGCAACTGAGGCTGTATTGTCGTACGTGTAACCCGTGCTAGCAAACAAAGCGTCAAGATAGTTGGCTAGCGGGTGTGAGCCATTCCATTTTTCGTAGAAACCTGTCTTGCTCATCTTGTAGAAGAATGCCTGCACAGCGTTGAAAGCGACCGTGTTGTCTTTGTCGTTTTTCGTATAGGTCACCACTACATAATTCTCGCCAAGAAATGTTAGCGTCCAGCCTTTAGCGATGTTGTCTTTGACGTCTTGACCAAAATAAATCGTACCAGATAGTGACTTCTCGCCATTAACTGCATCGGTCTTCTCAATCTCGCATTGAGCCTGATATTCATTATTCTCAACGTCTGCGAATGTAATCAATAATCACACCTCCTATGCGTATAGATTTTGGAAACCGAGAATCTGGACTGTTCCCGGTACGTTGCAAGTAATTTGGTTTGGCTTATCCGGTTGCAAAATAAAATAGACCTTGTTCGTCTTGCTGACGATACTTAGCCCATTTTGTGTGTAGCTAAAGCCGCTAAACATAAACACATCGTCCGCGGCAACAGCACTGGTTGATGTCAGCTCAGTGTCATTAATTTTGAATGACAACGAAGATGATGCTTCTTTAGCTGTCATTTCAATGGCAAATCCCTGCTCTAGCTGGTTACACGGTACCGTTCCGGTATACGGAATAGCTATATTTTTAGTGTTGTAATAAGTTTTAGCATACCAATCGTTATATTCAGAATCTTCCGGTGCTGGACTCCAAGGTGTTGGAATGGTACCAACTTCTAACTTAGGTAGCTTGATATAAACATCTAACGGACTGCTAGTAGTATCAAAATACATGACGATTGTCTTTAATTCAGGATTATCAAAATGCCCGGTTTGACTGATACGAGACCATTTGCTACTAACGGTGCCTATTACTGGGTTTTTGCTACCAGATTCTATACCAAACTTGTAAACCTTACCCGTACCTTTCACATCGACACTATAAGACCAATCTGAGCTATCTGGTAATTTATCATCGGCATAACGATTAAGATATATACCAGCGTTTGTATTATTTCCCTGTTCTTTGACAATATGCCACATGTTAGTAGTACTATCAAAAGGCTCTACCGTTACCGTTGCACCTGTGTTTGCACCATACCTATCTTCAATTGCTTTAGAATTTAGGAAAAGATTTCTGCCAATATAAGGCACATTCGGCTTAACATCTAAATCACGTGGCAAACTTTCACCGTAAGGCAACTTCATCGTTTTGAATTCTGCAGTCAGCTTGTACAAAAGTGTCCCATTGACGTTACCGACTAGCTCCATTTCTGGTGCTTCCGTGTAAACGAGGAACCGCTTATGTGATGGATAGTTGCTTAGCTTATCGTAGTAACCGCCAGAAGTCTCACCAGGCCTTTCCATCGCCACACTGGGCGTTGTTTTTAGCTGGGTAATGTAATACCCGTCAGGATCAGAAAGTAGCGCATAAAGCTTCTCACGAAGTGTTTCTTCCTCGTCCATGTCGTCAGCACGGTAGTAACCAGTAATATTGATTGTCTTATCGGTATGCCAACCGCCAAAATCAATGTTGCCGTTGCGCTGATCGAGTTGCTTACTGTTTCGAGTGACCGAAGGCGCTGATTCCTCGAAGTCAGTTATCAGTACCTTGTACTGGCTCAGGTAGTATCGGCTACCGTCAAGCTTTTCAATTAATAGATCCATATACTACCCTCCAATCGGTCGGAAGTAGCTGCCGACAGCTGCGTCATTAGCGTCTGCTTCTTTGACCATGCTATTAATGCCATTTTTATCAACGTTGTTTTGAACATAAATGTTCGGTGTAATCCGTTCGTTGGCATCAATCGACTGCGTAACATCGCCCGAACTGAACTGTGCACCCGCCATGGACAAGCCGCTGATATTTGCCGACATATTGTCAGAAATATCGCTTGCCATACCGGAAACCGTCTTTTGAACAGTCCCGAACGACTTTTGTAGCCCTTGATTCAAGCCACCCATGATCGCATTACCAGCAGGGATTAAGAGCTTGGCATCGTAACGAATTGGGCCTTTATGTTGGCTGATCCATGAAGCAATGCCGCCAACGAAATCCTTAACAGCTCCCCATGCTGATCTTAATCCACCTAAAAATCCGTTCATGATTGCTTGACCGGCTCCAATTAGAATGTTGCCAGCACCACTGAATATTCCTATGATGCCACTAATGCCTCCACTTACAGCGCCCCTGGCGTTGTTCATTGCACCGCTTATCGTGCTAACGATACCGTGGAAGATGCTACTTACAACTGATCCTAGGCTGCGCAAACCAGCAGCGAGCACCTTAATCGCTCCTCCGACAAGTGCAATTCCAGCGGCAAGGACAACAAGACCTGCACCACCGACAACTCCGCCTGCGCCAAGCACAACTAGAGCAGCACCGGCCAAGACACCACCGGCAGCCAAGATAACTAAAGCAACTCCATATGCCAAAGCTGCAACTGCACCGGCCGCATCAGCAACTGCATTGGCAGCCCCCCCAGCGGCTGCAATTAGTAATGCACCACCTGCAGCAGCTCCAGAAGAAGCCACTAAAGCTAATCCGGCACCAAGTAGCATACTAGCAGCCCCTGCAAGTGCAATTCCAACAGCTAAAATTGCCACTCCAGCAGCCAGAACAACAACTGCAACTCCCGCAATTACAATAGCAGCAGCAGCAATCACTAATCCAGCGCCAAGTACAATAGCACCTGCGCCAGCGACTAATGCACCAACACCGAACACAATCAGTGCTCCACCTAATGCCAGAATGCCGACAGCGGCAGAAGTACCATAAGTTGCAATTACCGGCAATTGAGTAGCCAATAAAGCAAGTCCAGCGGTTGCTAGTGCAATCCCTGCACCAACAAGCAAGACAGCTACACCAAACGCCAGCATACCGACAGCCCCAGCAGTCAATGCCGGTGCAACAACAGCGAATATAATTGCAAGGCCGCCAATAGCGGCGGCAATTGCTAATACAAGCGTTGTTGCGTTTCCGCCGGCGTTCTGAAAGTTTGTTAATGCAGTAACCAATAGCGCAATACCAACTGATGCCATCAAAACTGCTGTACCCAGGGCCAATAGTCCGGTTGCATTTGCAGTTAATGTTGGTGCTACCAGTTTCAAAACAGCGAGAATGACAACAATTGAAGCTGTCATTGCTGCTAATGCCACAAGCCCAGCAGTACCAGTCTTTGCCAAAGCAGCAACACCAAATGCCAAAGCGGCAAATCCGGCTGCTGCTAATCCAATACCAAGCCCAGCACCGGCGGCCTTTGCGCCCATGGCAGCTATTTGACCTGCAGAAGCGCTCATTGGTTTAGGCAGGTTTTTTGTAGTTCCTGCAATGGCTTTAATTGCCTTAATAGGTGCAGTAAAGGCAGTAACTAGCTTGCCCAACATTGACATCAACAACCCACCACCGATAAGCGCAATTGCGATTACTGGTGACCAGGCAATTAAGTTTTTCAAGAAAGTAGCCATTGGACCTTTTGATTTGCTTAATTTTGTTGCTATATTTCCAATAGCATTAAAAAATTTAGTCAGTGCAGGCGCCGCTTGAGCAA